CGCAGGTACTGCAATATCAACTGCAAACACAGCATTGACTTCACCAACGACAGGTGATATTTGTATGTTGATAGAAGAAGTTGATGGAACAACAGCTACATTGAATACACCTGGTAATGATCTTAGATGTGCTATTTCAAGAAATGGTGGAACAGGATGGGATTATGTAACACTTGTAAATAAAGGTTTGTGGGGAACTAACAAAAAGATTTTAGTTGCAAACAATGTAGCATTTTCAAATAGTGCTTCTGGAACTGATATGCGTTATAAACTTGAATGGGCTAATCAGGTGGCTGGTGTAGCTGGTGCTTCTGGTGCTTATGATACAGGAGATCGTACTTCCACTATTACTGTTACTAATAATGGTAGTGGGTGGACTACTAATTGGGAGCCAGATAATTCCTATGTAAACGGAAATAAAACCACTTCGGGTACAACTGGATGGTATACAACGGGTACTCCGAATGCTTCAGGTTTGTGGATTAGATTTGAATTTGCAACGGCTCAAACATTGGTTGAAGCTAGAATGTATAAAGATAATGCAACTGTCCAATATTATGGGGTTTGGAAATGGCAAGGTTCAAATGTTGCTGGTGGAGCATCTGGGTATGTGGATATAGGTTCGTCATTTACTCTTGGTGGTGATGATGATGTTACTAACACAGCTATGAGTGGTAATACTACTGCTTACAAATATTATCAGTTAACCGGTGTAAGTGGAACTGTAAGTGGTTTTCAGACAAATACTGAAATAGAATTTAAAACGGCTGATGCGGCTGATGTCCCAGGTAGACAAGTAAATGTACACGCAACATCATTAGCATGGGCTTAATTTAACAATGGAGGTTTTATGGAACAAGATGAATTTGATGAGAAAATAAAGTATGCACAGAATATTATTAATATTCTACAAACAAGACTGAATGAAAGTGTAGCACAGAATGTTCAGTTGGAAGCAACAATCATAAAATTAAAAGAAGAAATTTCTAAACAGGAGCCAGTAGATGGCGATAGTAATCAAACCGAAAAAAAGTGAAACAGCATCATCTATACCAACGACAAATGATTTAGCTGTTGGTGAAATATGTATTAATGTTGTTGACCAAAAGATATACACAAGAAAGTCGGATGATTCTATTGTAATAGTTGGTAGTGTAACAGCTGCTGGTGTAGACGAAGCAACTGCAACTTCAAAGGCTGTAACTATGGCAATCGCATTAGGATAAAACTATGGCAATTACATCAAAAACATTATTAAAAGATTATTGTTTAAGACGATTGGGTCATCCCGTTATTGAAATTAATGTGGATGAAGAACAATGTGACGATAGAGTAGATGACGCACTTCAATTCTTTGGAGAATATCATTTTGATGGTGTAGAAAAAGTTTTTCTTAAACACACATTGACACAAGATGATATTGATAATGAATATATTGGTATGGATGATCCCGCAAGTCCTGTAGGGGGTCCTGTTATTAGTGTTGTAAGAGTTTTACCTTTGCCCGATTTTAATGCGTTTCAAACTGGTTTCTTTAATGAGGAATTTCAATTACGTTTGAATGACTTAAATACATTTCAGGGTTCATCTGTAATTAATTGGGCTATGTCATTACAGAACTTTTCTTTAATTGAAAATCTATTTACTGTTCAACCAACAGCTTTATTTAATCGTAAACAAAACAAATTATTTATAGAAACTGATTGGGATAATAAATTTGAAGTAGATGATATTCTTATTATTGAATGTTATCGTATATTAGATCCGACACAATATACTGAAGTATATGATGATATGTTTTTAAAACAATATACAACAGCATTAATCAAAAGACAATGGGGAGAGAACTTAAAGAAGTTTGAAGGAGTTCAACTACCCGGTGGTGTTACACTTAACGGTAAAACAATCTATGATGAAGCTGTTGAAGAGATTATTAGAATAGAAGAACAGATGAGCCTAAAATGGGAACTTCCTCCTGATGGGTTTATAGGATAATGCCAACTAACTTATATTTTCAAAACGTAACTTCTCATGCTGAACAAGAGTTGGTAAACTCTTTAACAAGTGAAGTAATACAGATACACGGTATGGATGTATTTTATCTTCCACGAACCTTAGTCAAAGAAGATTTGATTATGGGTGAAGATGTATTGTCCAAGTTTTCTACTGCGTATGAAATTGAAATGTATCTTAAAACTACTGAAGGATTTGGTGGTGAAGGAGACTTGGTTAGTAAATTTGGTTTAGATGTTAGAGATGAAGTTATCTTTACAGTTCATAAAGATAGGTTTGAACTTGCAACAGATTTGGCTAAACCATTGGAAGGAGATTTAGTTTATTTACCAATAAGTAAGGGTTTGTTTGAAATTAAATTTGTAGAACACGAACAACCATTTTATCAATCTGGAAAGAATTATAGTTTTGATATTACTTGCGAGTTGTTCCAGTATTCTGAAGAACAATTAGAAACTGGTGTTACTGCTATAGATAATATAGAAAAAGAACTATCAGCTGCAATTGATTTAGTTATGACTGCTGGTGGTGGTGGTTCATTTAGTACAGGGGAATCTGTTTATCAAGGACCGAGTTTAGCAAATTCAACTGGTAAAGGAATAGTTGTTAGTTGGAATTCTACAACAAGAACTTTAAGAGTTAATGATACATCTGGAACATTTGCAACTTCAACTAATGTTACTGGTGATATAAGTGGTGCAGTATGGACACAGGCATCTGCCGCAGACTATCAAGAATTACCAACGACACCATTTGCGGATAATAAAGAATTTGAAACTGATGGAGACGCTATTCTTGATTTCTCAGAATCAAATCCATTCGGTGAGGTCACTTAATGTTTGGTACTTATTTTTATAATAAGAATATAAGAAATATTGTTATATTATTTGGTACAGTATTTAATGATATTATTGTAAGACGAGTTGATTCTTCTAATGATACACAAGAGGAGTTTAGAGTTCCTATAGCTTACGGCCCTGCGGAAAAGTTTCTTGTAAGATTACGAGAAGCAACTGATATAAGTAAAGGGAAGGTGGGACTTACATTACCACGAATGTCATTTGAATTTACTGCGATCAATTATGATTCTACAAGAAAATTGGTAACAACCAAACAATTCAAAAAACCACACGCAACAGATTCTACTAAATTAACAACTATATATACACCTATACCATATGATTTTGATTTTACTTTGAGCGTAATGGTAAAAAATTCAGATGATGGAACACAAATACTGGAACAGATTTTACCATACTTTTCTCCTGCTTATCAAGTAACAATGAATGAGATGAGTACAATGGGGATTAAAAGAGATATACCAATTATTTTTAATGGACTGACAACAGAAGATAGTTATGAGGGAGATTTTATTTCAAGACGAGCTCTTATACACACGCTAACATTTACTGTTAAAGCATTTCTTTACGGTCCGACAAAAGATGTTGGTATTATTAAAGAGGTTGATGTTAATGAATACAATGATACTGACTCAACAACAAGGATTAGTAATATTGATATTAAACCAGATCCGACATCAGCAGATGCGGATGATGCTTATGGATATACAACCACACAAACTGATTATTATTAAGGAGTAATAAACATGGCATGGACAACTATAACAGGATCAAATAGTATATGGCAATATGATGATGCCGCTACAGCTTCTGATACATATCCAGATGCAAATGGTACATATTCAAGTGGTATAAGAACTTTTACTACACCGGGTGGAACAGTACAAAAAACTTATGTTAGTTGTAGAAAAGTAGGCGAAACAATATTGCGTGGAGAACTTTCTAAAACTTATTATGATGCACAATAGGAATAAATTAATTATATGAAGAAATCAACTGTTGAAAAATTAAATAAAGTATTAGATGTTACAGGTGACTTGATACCAGTTGAAACAAAAAGAAAAGAAAAAGCACCAGCAGTAGAAACTAATACGACAGACCTGACAGCTGACTATGATTTTTCAAGAGATCAATATCATACTCTTATAGAGAAAGGTAATGAAGCTCTTGAAGAATTACTTGCAGTTGCCAAAGAATCTGAATCAGCACGAGCCTATGAAGTAACTGCTCAATTGGTTAGAACTTTAGCTGATACAACAAAAGAACTTTTGGAATTACAGAAAACAAAAAAAGAAATAGAGAAAGAAGTTAAAGATCCTAAGACTGTAAATAATTCTTTGTTTATTGGAAGTACAAAAGAACTTCAAGACTTATTACAAGGTAAGAAAAAATAATGCCAGAAGATTCTTATTTAGGTAATAGACTATTAAAACCGACAAATGTTCCTCAACAATTTACAAAAAAGGAAGTTGAAGAATATGTAAAGTGTCGTGATGATATCATATATTTTCTGAAGAATTATGTTCAGGTAATTCACGTTGATAAAGGATTAGTTCCTTTTGATCTTTATGATTACCAACAAGATTTAATTAATACTCTTAATGAACATAGATATGTTATTGTAAAAAGTGCAAGACAGTCTGGTAAATCTGTAACAAGCCTTGGTTATATTTTACACTATGTGTTATTTAACAAGACAAAGATAGTTGGTATGTTGGCCAATAAGGCATCTACATCCAGAGAGTTACTTGGTAGATTGCAGACAGCTTATCAACATCTACCAAAGTTTTTACAACAAGGTATTGTTGAATGGAATAAAGGAAACTTGGAACTAGAGAATGGTTCTAAGATTATAGCTTCTTCCACATCTTCATCTGCAATTCGTGGTTATAGTTTTTCATTATTGTTCTTGGATGAGTTTGCTTTCGTACAGAGAACGATTGCTGATGCATTTATCAAATCAGTATATCCTACGATTTCATCTGGTAAAGATACCAAGATTATAATGGTATCTACTCCAAATGGTTTTAACTTATTCTATAAGTTCTGGAATGATGCTGTAGAAGGAAACAATCAGTTTAAGACATTCAAGATTCATTGGACTAGTATTCCAGAACGAGATCAAGAATGGCGTAGAAAGATTATCTCTGATATTGGTGAAGAAGCATTTCGTCAAGAGTATGAAGCAGATTTTCTAGGTTCTTCCAATACTCTTATATCGTATGAGAAGTTGCAAGAGTTATCATACAGTTCACCAATATGGTCAAAAGAAGATTTAGATGTATATGTAGACCCCGAAAAAGGAAAAACATATACAATCACAGTTGATACAGCTAGGGGACAGGGATTAGATTATTCCACATTTACAGTCTTTGATACGACTGAAGTTCCATATAAAATAGTAGCTAAATACAGAAATAACATCATAGCACCGCTGCTTTTTCCAAATATTATAAATACTATAGGAAAGAAGTATAATGATGCTTATGTTTTAGTAGAAAGTAACGACATTGGAGCTCAAGTAGCCGATGTTTTACATCATGATTTAGAGTATGAAAACTTACTTACAGTATCATGGTACGGCAGACATGGCCAACAAATATCAAGTGGCCATCGTGCAGATATCTCTTATG